AAAAAAGAGGTAAAAAGTTTTCTACATCAGTATTAAACTTTCATCATCATAACTCTGATAAATTTGCAAATGTTGGTAACATGATTAAGCAATATGGTTGGAATAGAATATTAAAAGAAATTTCTAAATGTATTGTACTTTGTTTTAATTGCCATATGGAATTACATGGTCACGCAGTACATGAAATTGAGGTTTAAATGATAGCACCAACTAATTTATTTGAATTACAAAAGCTAAGAAAAGAATATGATAAATTGAGTAGCTTTATAAGAAGCTTAGATGTTCATTTTGCATTTAATTCTGACATAGACTTAGCTATGTTATTAACTGAATTATTACTTATGCAAAAGCGTATTGATTTTATGATTACAGAGATGGATGCTTTTGAACAAAACGAATTGGGGGAAAAATGATAGGAGAAATAAAACCAATGGTAACAGATGATGATTTTACACCATTTTTAAGATGGTTAGTTAAGAATTATGATTATAACGAAGAGCAAATAATTCATGTTGTAGAAAAACCATATCGATATAATAACTTATATAAGGAGTTTTTTAATGAAGAAGTCTAAACATCAAAAAATAAAAGAGCACTTAGAATCAGGTAAGTCTATTACAAGCTGGCAAGCAATACAAGAGTATAATGTTACAAGACTTGCTTCTGTTATTTATTATTTAAAAAAAGAAGGTTTATTAATTGAAACTAAAAACATTGTAGAAAAAAATAGCAGCGGTGACACTATTAAATATGCAAAATATAAGCTGCTAAATGTTAATAAAAATAATGATCAAATAGGTATGTTTAGTAATAAGCCAAAAGAATTTAAAAGGTGGTTAGATGCTCCACCTGTCTTTGATAAAAAAAAGCATATAAGATAATCACATGGGCATGGGGTTTTCCTCACACAACGTCATGTTTGGATTTCGCTTTCCTCATGCCCAATCATTTAATAGGAGATAATAATGAAGAAAAATCATCCACTTTATAATAAATATAAACATTTACTAGTTTTTCCAATCAGTAAGCGTAGATGGTTTATAAAACTTTAGGAGATAATAATGGAAAACATAACAGCTATAAATAAAAATGGTAATATATATTATATTTATAAAACAGGTTGGAGATAATAATGAAAGACTTTTTTGAAAACTTTGAGATGTGGGTGTTTTTATATATTACCGCAGCATTTACAGCTTTAATAATACAATTTTTAATTAAACTAATATATAGGAGTATATAATGCAAAACAACGAGCGTAAACCTAAGATTGACTTTGAACAAGGAAAGAAATATAAGATTCAATTAATCTTTGATACTTGTAAATCTGGTAAAACAACTAAGCCTGATGGCAAATCATATAATTGGTATTTATACCAATGCCAATATAATTCAAATGAATATACATTTTTTGCAGATTATGATTTACATGATGAATTAAAGAAATTTGGTCGTGGAGATATATTAGAAATCCAAGACAATTATGAGGGCGATAATCCTTATGGTCATGATTGGAGTGTTATGTCAGTTGGAGTTACAGGTTCATTAGATAAGATTATGAAAGATAGTAAAAATAAAACCGAAGTTAAAATTGAATTATTTGCTTGTATGAAAGTGGCATCTTCATTTAGTAACTCATTAGATGAGTTAAAAGCCAACACTTATGTAGTGCAACAACTGCACAAAGAAATGGTTGATGAAGTAATTAATGAATCATCTCAAGCTCAAGCGGTTGTTGATAAAACTGAGGAATTGTTCTAATGATAAATAGTCAAAAAAAAGGAAAGAGGGGAGAACTTGCAGTTGTTAAAATTATTAATAAATATCTTGGCACTAACTTTCGCAAGACTCCTAATTCTGGTGGTCTCAGTTTTAAAGGAGATATTATTGACATTGATAATACCAATCCCCTCTATGATTTTCACATTGAAATCAAGAATACTAACACACTTCAAATCCCTAAGTGGATGGATCAAATAGATAGAGATCTACCACTTGGAAAAACTGGTCTTTTGATTGCAAAATTTAGAGGCAGCTGGTTTTCTTGGTTTAGTTTAGAAGACTTTTTATATTTAATTCATACAATAATGGAACTTCAAGAAAAGGTGCGGACTTATGAAGAAACCAATGATTGAGTGGATTTTAGATGTAACTAATGAAGACTTATCTAATAGGAGAATCAAGAGTAAGAAAAAAGCTAGTGCATTTGAGCGATTACATCATAGGATAGATGACATATTATTTTATTGCAAGAGTTGTAATAGGGTGTGGCAAAAGAATCGTAAAATGATGTCTAGGGAGTGGGAATCATACCCATCTAACTACATACCAATAATAGGAAAACAAAAAAAGAAATGTCCAAATTGTAAGGAAAAAAAATGATAGTTGATTGGAGTGCTACTAAAAAACGAAGAAGTGAATGTTTTGATTTAAATATTTCATACATATTTAATGATGATATAATGGAAGCAACTTTATTAATACACCACTATAATTATCCTACTAGAAAAACATTTTTTAATTTTGGTAATTATATGAAAGATGAATTACTAGAGCTTATAATAGAACAACTTAAAGAAGATACAGATTATAAATTTGGTAGAGCTACATATCATTATCTTGGAGCGATTTTACCATCAACATTAGAATGGTTTGTTTTTGATAATAAAAAAAGAACATTAAGCGATAATGAGTAAATCTAAAAGCGTTTTTATTGCTACATCTAAAGGTCTTTGTGTAAAAGTATATTTAGATTTAAAAAATAATTATGTTAGAGGTATGCAAAAAGGAGCTATTCCATTTTTAAGAAAATTAGGTTGGGATATAGGAAAGAGAAAAGGAAGATACATTAAAGACATTTATGAATTAAAAAAATATAGAATTTTTAAACATCAAAATAGAATAAAAAAATAGAGGAGTGAATAATGGCTAAACGATTTATAGATACCAAGATATGGGATAAGGCTTGGTTTAGAAAGTTAGATACAAATTCAAAATTGATATGGATTTATATATTAACTAAATGTGACCACGCAGGAATTTTAGATGCCGATTGGGAAGCAATGAATTTTTTTATCGGTACTAATATTAATGATTTTGATAAAATTCCAGAGTCAATTAAAAATAAGATGCAGATGATTGATGATAATCAGTTCTTTATTCCATCGTTTATTGAATATCAATATGGTACTTTAAGAATTAATTCTAAACCACATTTATCAGTTATTAAACGATTAGAAGAAAAAGGGTTAAATAACTATTTACAAAGGGTTATGCTAACCCCTAAAGATAAAGATAAAGAAGAAGATATAGATAAAAGACAAGATAAGTTTATAGATAAAGTAAATGAAGTTATAAAAGACAAAAAATATAGCAACGATGAAACTAACAATTTTGTAGGATTTTGGACAGAGCGTAATAACTCTAATACTAAGATGCGGTTTGAACTTCAACAGACTTTTGATATTGTTAGAAGATTGGCAACATGGGTAAGAAATAATAAAGAGTGGAAAATAAACAAGAAGGAAAATAATGAGCGAGAAGAAATGCAGTTCACAGGAAGCTAGTTTTTTTGTTAATGACTTATTTGATACATTAGATATAAAAGGAAATAATCAACTATTATTTAATCAATTCTGCAGCTTATTAATGAAGTTTGATAAAGAAACAATTAAAAAAGGTTGGAAGGATATTGTTTATAGTTGCGAGCCGCCTAATGGACAAATGGCAGGAAGACTACCTAAGATGTTTGTTATAGAAAAGATATTAATGAGTAATAGAATAGACTCTTTTAATATAGAACATAGAGCAAATAAGAAAAAAGAAGTAGAAGCAGGAACAATATCTAAATTATTTAATTGGGGTATTGAATATCATGAAGGAAAAATAACTAAACAAGAACTAGAAAAAAGGATAAATGATAATTTATGAATAAAATATTTTTTACTAAAACAAGAGATGTTAAAAGCCCAGAAAGAACTGGTTTAAATGCAGGTATTGATTTTTTTATACCAAATGATTTTGTAAAAACAGTTTTACATGGTAAAAGTGATATATTAATACCAAGTGGAATAAAAATAAAACTACCTGAAGGTTTTGCTTTAATAGCTTTTAATAAAAGTGGTATAGCTACTAAATATAATATTATATCTGGTGCATGTGTTGTAGATGAAAATTATACTGGTGAGATACACTTGCATTTAATAAATTTAAAGTCTGAGTATTTTAAATTAAAACCTGGTATGAAAATATTGCAATTTATTCCTATTAAAATGGATTATATGAATCTGGAGATAACTTCTAATAAAGGATTAATAAGTATGCAAGATTTCTCTGAAAGAGGTGATAAAGGTTTTGGGAGTACAGGAATATGAAAAAATCTATTTTAATTAAAGCAGAAGAAATAGTAAATAATAGATCTGAAGAAAAAGAAAGACAATATGGACCATTTTCAGAAGGTATGGAAAGAGCTGCTATGATTGCTTCTGGTGCAACAGGTAAAGATATTAATGCAAGTGATATGTATATAATGTTGGTTGCATTAAAACTATCAAGACAGAGTTATAATCACAAAGAAGATAATTTATTAGACGCAGTTGCATATTTAGCAGCTTTAGATAATTATAATAACAAGGAGGAGTAATGATAAATCATAGTTCAAACAATATAGATAATTTATTTATAAATATATCTAAAGACCTTATCACAAAAGGAAATAAAATATCACCAAGGGGTTTAAAAACAATAGAACTGCAGCACGTTTGGCTTGAACTAACTAATATGCAAAAGTGTATTGTTAATTTAAAATCAAGAAAAATGAGTAAGAAATATTTAAAAAATGAATTAAAATGGTATTTATCAGGTTCATTAAAAATAGATAAAATAAAAAAATATTCATCATTTTGGCAAAGCTTAATTGATACTAATGGTACAATAAATAGTAATTACGGAAATATTGCTTTTATACAAAAACAAAATGGAAAAAGTCAGTTTGAATGGTGTGTTGATTCAATCAAAAAAGATAAAAATACAAGACAAGCTATAATAAATTATAATCAACCAATGCATAAATATGATAATAATAAAGATTTTGTTTGTACTATAGCGCAGCATTTTATGGTTAGAGATGGTAAACTTGATACAACTGTATTTATGAGAAGTAATGATTTAATATATGGCTTAACT